CCGCGATGAACTTGGCCAGATCGCGGTACTGCGCCATCAGATCGCAGTACCGCTCAAGCACCGCGATGTTGTTCGCGTGCAGCAGGCCCTGGGGCGAACTTGCCAACAGGTAGCGCCAGATCGCCGCAGCCTCCTCGCGCATGCCCGCCGGCGGGTCGGCCAAGAGCGCCACAGCGGCCGGCTCATGCGGGTTCGCGCGGCATTTTTGGAGGGTGCCCTTGATGCGCTTGATCTCGGTGGGCAGCTTCTTGCGGCCTGCACCGGGACGTGCGCCGCCGCTCTTACCTTTGACGCCCGCCATTTGATTTGCAATCCGCCATTTGAATTTGCACGCGCAAAATTCTGGTCACACGCGCGATCTGCGCGCCCACGGCCGCAGGGATTTGATCCCCCCTGGGGGCCAATGCAGGCCGCAGCGGGCGCCCACGTGGCCGCCAGTGGCGCCGGTTCGCGGCTGGCAGGCCACTTGCTGGTCCAACTCGCTCGCGCGCACACAGCGCGTTTAACGGCGAGTGCGCTGCGCGGTCTCGGTGGCCGTCTTGCGGTTGTGGCATGGCACACACAGCGACTGCAGGTTGGCCCAGTCCAAGCGTGCACCGCCATCCTTGATCGGCTGCACGTGGTCAACGACCCGGGCGGCAGTCGTGCGGCTGCGCGCCAAGCAATGCGCGCACAGCGGGTGCGCCCGCAGATAGGCCGCACGGCATTGCTGCCAGGCAGCAGACTTGTAGAAGCCAAGCTCGGCATCGAACGTGCGCCGTGCACGGCCGTAATCCCGATGCGTCCAGCCACGGTGTGCCGCACAGAATCCAGGCGTCGCGAGCACGGCTGCGCATCCTGGAAACCGGCAAGGGGTTGGCGCGCGCGATGGCATAAAGGGCATCAGATTCAGCTTGCTTTCGTGGTCGAACAGCGCATTCATACAGTCGTCATCCACCAGGGAGCACGACCATGAGCACGACCCAACTCACGCAGGCCCAGCGCGCGATCCTCGCCCACGCCCACCAGCACACCGAAGGCAAGATCGTCTGGTTCCCCGACAACATCAAAGGCGGCGCGCGTCAGAAGGTGCTCGACAGTCTCGTCAACCGCGCGCTCGTCACGCGTCATCGCAATCACTGGTTCATCGCGCCCGAGGGTTACGCGGCGCTGGGCGTACCGCGCAAGGCATCGGTCAGCGCCCGTGCGATCGACAAAACCATCGAGCAAGCCACGCCACGCAAGCGGGAGAACAGCAAACAGGCCCAGGTGATCGCGATGCTCAAGCGTCCCGAGGGCGCGACCATCGCGCAGATCATGGAGACGACCGGGTGGCTGGCTCACACCACGCGCGGATTCTTTGCCGGTGCCATCAAGAAGCGGTTGGGGCTGCCCATCACCTCCGAGAAGGCATCTGGCAGCGAGCGCGTCTACCGCATCGCGTGATGCACACACGGGGCCGGTGGTGTTCGCGCCAGGCCCCTATCAACAGCGAGAACCATCATGCCAACCGCAAGCGACACCATCCGCAGCCACAGCAATTACGACGCCGACGATTACGCCTATCTGCGCGCCATCGGCTGGACCGATGCGGAAATCCTGACGCGCTGGGACGCCGAAGCGAAGAGCGGCAACGGTCCATGCCGCTGGCAATCCGAGCCTGCGCGCGCCAAACTCGCAGCCGTGCTGCGCGGCAAATCGCACGGGTAGCCGTTCATGCGGCAACCTCGCGACGCGCGGCGGCCAGATCGTCGAACGATTTGCCGTCTGACGCGCGGGTCGCCTTCTGGCCGCTCCAGTCCTGCCAGCGGCGCACGATGACATCGCAGTAGCGCGCATCGACTTCAATGAGCCGCGCGCGCCGGCCCGCCTTCTCACAAGCAATCAGCGTCGTGCCCGAACCGCCAAACGGGTCCAACACGATGTCGCGCGTCTTGCTGCTGTTGCGCACGGCGCGCTCGACCAGTTCCACCGGCTTCATGGTCGGATGCAGGTCGTTCTTCTGCGGCTTCTTGATCTGCCAGACGTCGCCCTGGTCGCGGTCGCCGCACCAGTAGTGGTCCGCACCATCGCGCCAGCCATACAGGATCGGCTCGTACTGGCGCTGGTAGTCCGCGCGCCCAAGCGTAAAGGTGTTCTTGGCCCAGATGATGAAGGTCGACCACTTGCCGCCCGCTGAGCGAAATGCAGCCTGCAAGGTGTCAAGCTCGCTCGACGACATGGCGATGTAGATCGCGCCCTTGGTCACGCCGAGGATGTTGCGGCAGGCGGCGGTGAGAAACGCGCCGAAGTCTTCGCCAAGGTTGTCGTTGGCAATCGGGCGGTGCTTGCCGCGCTGCTTGTCTTTTGGGCTATTGGCGTAGTCCACGTTGTAGGGCGGATCGGTGAACGCCATGTCGGCCAATTCATTGCCCAGCAGGATCGGGTAGTCATCGCTGCGGGTCGCATCCCCGCACAGCAGTTTGTGCTCGCCGAGCAGCCACACGTCACCGGGCCGGCTGATGGGTTGTGCCTGAATCTCGGGCACCGCATCCTCGTCGGTGAGCCCGTCCTGCGCCGTTTCACTGCCGGCGAGCAGCGCGTCCAGTTCTTCGGCGTCGAAGCCGGTCAACACCAAATCGAATCCTGTCTCTTGCAACTCGGCCAACTCCAGCGACAGCAGCGCGTCATCCCAATCGGCCAGTTCCGCGAGCTTGTTGACGCTCAACCGAAACGCCTTGATCTGCGTCTCGGTCATGTCGTCGCCACGCAGCACCGGTACGGTGGTCAGCCCCAGCTTGACGGCAGCCTTGAACCGCAGGTGGCCATCGATGATGGTGCCGTCACCCTTGGCGAGGATCGGCACGCGGAACCCAAACTCACGAATAGCCGCCGCCACCGCGTCGACGGCGTGATCGTTCTTGCGCGGATTGCGCGCGTATTCGATCAGCCGGGACAGTGGCCAGTGTTCAAGCTGCTGCATGGGTGGGCGGGCAAGAAAAAACCCGCCGAACGCATGATGCGCTGGCGGGTTCAGATAAGGGGGAGAAGACAATCGACCGGGCTGTTCACACCACGGTCCCGACGATAGCGGAAATCCTACGCCAAACCGCCCAAAGTGTTGCACGGTCAAAATTCGCGGATACGCGCTCATCCGCGCCCATTGCCGCCCACACCCGCCAAAACACACCAGATCACAACGGTCAGACGGGAGCGTTGAGGCGGACGGCGACCGCTTGTATCGCATATTTCCACCGGCGCCACGCCGTGGTGCGGCAGCAGCCGAAGCGCTTGCCGATGACGTCCCACTCGTGGTCCTCGGCGCGCATCCACACCAGGTGCCGCTGCTCCACCTCAAGCCACTGCATCCAGCGCATGGCTTCGAGCATGCGCTCAATCGCCGCAGGCGTCGGCGGCAATGGACGATACGCACGGTCCTCATTGGCCAGGACCTCCCATCCTCGGCGCGCGAACGCGGGCCAGACGCTGAAGTAGCCCTGGACACGCTCAGGCGGCAGGCGGTGGCTGGTATTGGCCGCTTCGGCCAGACGTGCAGCGACGTCATCGATGCTCCACTCAGCCATGGCGGTCTCCCCCGCCCGGCTTGCCGTACAGGCGGTTGCCGATGCGGCGCACAAGTTCGCGCTCCAGGAAATCGAGCCGCGCGTCATGCTCGGCCACCACGAGAATGCGCTGCGTTTGCCAGCCCTCGCGCTTGGCGGCTTCCACATCGGCGGACCTTGGCTGGTGGCGGGCCAGCGAGGACGGGGAATGAGGAGGGGGGATTTTCATGTCAATCCCCCTGCGTAGCGATCGCCCAGTACAGCAGCGCCAGCGCGTCGGCCTCGTTGTCATCGATGGGGCTGTGCCCGCGCGCACGGACCGAAGCGATGACCTCGTCCTTGCCCGCATTCCCCCTGCCCGTGGCGTGGCGCTTGATCGTGCCCACCGGCACACCCTGGTAGGGAATCTGGTGGTGCTCGCACCAGGCGGTGAGCGTGGCGAGGAAGCCGCCATAGGCGTGCGCGGCATCGGTGGAGGCGTGCCGGCGCACCTCCTCGAAGTAGAGCGCGCCGATGCCGTCGGTGTGCGCCTTCAGCTCAGTCAGCCAGCGCTTGAAGCGCAGGAAGCGCATGCCGCCGCCTTCGAAGCGCTGCGGGCGGAAGCACTCGCTGCCGCTACTGATGCCAGCCGGCTGCTGCAGCGCCCAGCCGGTTTGGGTGCCCAAGTCGAGCGTCAGAATCGTCGTGGTCATGGTGCAGTCCTGATTCGGTGAGGACTGACACATCCGACGTACTGTCTCGTAACGCTCTATAGGCGCGCGGGCACGCGCGTATACGGAGTTACGAGGTACTGCGTCAAATGCGTCGGTCGAATGTGCCGGCATTGCTCTCAGTTGTCAGCGTATGGGGTGTACACGGGCGTGGACGGGTGCTTGAGGCCGACGCCACGGAAGCCGCGAACGCCCGCCGTGTTGCGCCATTTCTCAACGCCACGGGTGCTAAGCAGATCGGAGAAGCGACGCTGCGAACCAATGAACTCGCCCGCCGCGTCGGCCCACAGCTTCCAGTCGTTGAACAACTCGGCAGTCAGCGACTTGGCGTTGGCCTCGCGCACGCAGCGCTCATCGAGCCAGCGGCCCAGCGCGTCCTCGGCCTCGAAATACTCCTCGGTCGCCTCCAGCACCCGCTGCGGCGGATCAAGCCGCCCCAACCGCTGCCAGGCCAGACACCCTTGGACCGCCCAGGCGAGAATGCCGTCGCGCTCGGCCAGCAGCTTGTGCTGCAGGTGTTTGTCGCGGCGCTCAGGCGGCACGGTGATCGTGAACGGGATCAAATGCAGGCGCCGTTTCATCGCCTCGTCGATGTTGCGGATGGCGGGCTTGTGGTTACCAGCCACGAACAGCTTGAACTGCGGCAGGAACTCGAAGAAGTCCTGCCGCATGAAGCGCGCGGAGATCTTGTCGCCGCCAGTCAGATTCTTGACCTTGGATTCAGCCCAGCGCCGGCCCTGCTCGGTTTCGATGGCGGCCACGAAGCGCGCGCCGCGCAAGCCCGCCATGTCGGTCGGATGCCGCTCGCCGCGTGTTTCCATGAAGGTATCCATCGGCGCGTTGGCCGCGTAGTCACCCAGGATCGTGGCCAGCGTGCCGGCGAACACCGACTTGCCGTTCGCACCGGTGCCATACAGAAAGAACAACGCGTGCTCCTGCGTCGAGCCGGTCAGCGCGTAGCCCGCCATGCGTTGCAGATACGCTTGCAGCGCGGCGTCATCCCCCGTGATTTCGGCGAGGAACTGCTGCCAGATCGGGCAGTTGCCGTCGGGCGTCGCCGTGGTCACCTTGGTCATGCGGTCTTCGCGCCGGTGTGGCCGGCTCCTGCCCGTGCGCAGATCGATCACGCCGCCAGGCGTATTGAGCAGCCACGGGTCAGCATCCCATTCGGCGGTGGTGGCCGCATGCCTGCGGTCCGAACGCGCCAAGCGCTCCACGCCGCCGACCGTGCCGGAGGTCGCCAGTTTGGCAGCAACTTTGGGGTTGTCAGCGTGGACGGCGGCGTGGCGGCAGACGCTACGGATCAGGTCGGTCGCCGCCAGCGTCTCTTCGGTGCGCCAGCGGTGACCGTCCCACACCAGCCAGCGGCCCCACGCTGCGACATAGCGCCAGTCGCGGTGGTAGCGTCGGGTGAAGGCGAGCGCCAGTGCATCCTCGGTGCCCCACACCGACTCGTCGCTGCTGACGACGGGTTGTGCGTCCTCGGCAATATCGTGTATCTGCAAGCGGGGGCCGTGGGTGAGCAAGGCGCTGACATCGAAGCCTTCGGCGATTGCGTCGGCCGCATCCCATCCTTCAGGCGCGTCGTCCGGCGGATACACGATGTGACAGGTTCTCGCCCCTGCGGCCAGGATGGCCTGGGCCGCCTGGGTTGCATACTCCCAACCCGGCTTGTCGTGGTCGGGCCAGATCAACACGGCGCGTCGGCCAAGCGGGGACCAATCGGTCTTCTCCACCGGGGCATTGGCGCCGTGCATCGCAGTGGTGGCAGCGACGCCGGCATCGATCAGCGCCTGGGCGCACTTCTCGCCCTCGGCAAGCACCACGGTGTCAGCAGTGGCGATGCCCGGCTGGTTGTACAGCGGGCGCGGCTCGGGCGGTGCCATCCGGCGCCTGCGCGCGTCCCACGGCCTGAATTCCTTCCTGCCACCGGGCGGATCGTAACGATAGACCACGGCGATGAGCTTGCCTTGCGCATCGAGGTAGTCCCACTTGGCGGTGGCGGGGCCGAGTTCGTCGACGGGCGGCGACCTCTTGCGCTTGGGCGCTGGGAGGTCCCGTGCGCGGCCAAGCAGACTTGCGGTCTCGTCCAGCACGCGCGCGAAATCGCGCTGCGCGTCCAACCCGAAGTGGGCAGCGATGAGGTCGAACACATCACCGCCGTCCCCCGTCGCGCGGTCAGTCCACAACCCGGCCTTCTCGCCCGCGAGCACGACCTCCAGGCTGTCACCGGGGCTGCCCAACACGTCACCGGTCAGGAAGTGGCCGCGCCGCGTCTTGCCAGCGGGAAAGAGCGCGGCCAGCACCGATTCCAAACGCGCAAGCAACTCAACGCGAAGCTCATGGCGCTCGGCTTCACGATCCCCTGGCGCCCCTGCCCGGTCGTCGTTGAAATCAAGCATGCGCACCTCCCTGCGCATGCAGCCAGGCGCTCAGCTCCGAGAGCTTGAAGCGCACCAGCTTGCCGACGCGGTAGTGCGGCACCGCGCGCCGCGCGCGCTCTTTCGGGTGGGTGAGCCAGTACATCGGCAGGTTCAGGCAATACGCCGCTGCGCGCGCGTCGATCAAGCGCTCGCCGAAGAGCGAATCATTCAGGTTCGGGGTCATCAGTGGGTCCTCCAGCAGCGGTCCTGCCAGGCGCACATCCGGCATTCGAAGTGGGTGGCATCGGCAAACGAGCGCGGCAGCAGTTCTCCCGTCTCGGTGGCGGTGATGACCTTGACCGCACGGTCCGACATGCGCTGGGCGAGGCCGCCATCAAACGGCACGCGCTCGGCGTAGATCTCCATCGAGTCGGCGTTGACGGCCGTAAAGAGCGCCGGGTGCGCGTGCAGATCCAGATAGGCCTGATACAGCGCGACCTGCGCTGCATAGACGGGCTTGGATACGGTCAGCCGGTGCTTCTCCAGGTCGCGGAAGGCTTTGGTGCCGAGGCACTTGTTCTCCCAGAGCGCCGGGTAGGCAAAGCCCTCCGGGCCGCCGACGATGACGCCGTCGACATGGCCCTGCAGACGCCCATTGGCCGCCTCGAAACCGAACTGCTCGCCGTCGGCGCGCCGCGTGCGCAGGTCGAAGCCCGCCGCGCGCAGCCAGTCCGCGACGCGGTCTTCGATGACATGGCCGCGCTCGAAGATGCGCAGCATGCGGCCCTCTGTCTCCCGGCCGGGATCGACCGGCGCCTGCGCGTACTCGTATTGCAGCGCGCGCTCGCACGCTACGCCCAGGCGCGAAGCGCCGAGGTACTGCCGCGCACCATGTGAAGCACGCGCACGCTGCATCCCAGCATCGATCAGCGCCGTGACCTGACCCGAGAGGCTGGCCGAAGCATTGAAGTCGATCATGACTGGCCTCCCTTGCTATCCATCCACGGCAGGTCCTCGAGTTCGGCAAAGGGATCGCTGACTGCAGGCTTGACCCCGCGCACCGGTGGCAATTGAGTGGCTTCGTGGTGCGCGACCATCGCCTCCGTGTAGCCGGTGACGATGGCGTCGATGATGCGCAGCGCCTCGGCTTCCGAGTAATCGCCAAGCGGCTTGTCGAAGCCGATCTCACTGGCTGCCTCGCCGAACGCCTTGAGGCACGTCTTCATGGCCGCCCGTTCCACGTCAGAGGTGTCGATCATCGTGGCCTCCGCGTTGCCGAACCCGTCCTTGGCGCGCAGCCAATTGCCGTACAGCGTGTGGAACGTGTCCTGGCAGCGGCGCGAACAGAACACCCAGTCGGGAACATAGCGGCGCGCGGCGCCCTCCGGATGGCGGTTGTCGGTGTGGCCGTAGCCGCGTGCCTGTCGTTTGCAGACCCAGCATTTCACGGCCCCCCCTCACTGCGCCCAGGCCGGCTTGCCCGGCACGGGGGAGCGCTGCGGAGAAGACGCCGCGCGGGCGGGCGCCGCCTGCGCTGGTGCACCCGACGTGCCGCCGCCCGGCTTGGATTTCGGCGGCACGCCCATCAGCTTGGCGTACTCGGGGTGATCGGGTTCGATGGCGAGCTTGACCACGTTGCGGTCCTGCCCCTTGGCATCCTTCTCGATGTCGACACGGGCCAGGAACTCCAGGCCATCGAGTTCGTTGAACCCCTGGATACGCCGCGCGGCTGCGGCTTCGAGGCTGTTGTCCTTCGGGTGGATGTTGCGGGCGCTGTTCAACGCCGCACGGATGAAGCTGCGTCCCATCTGGCCCCAGGCGGGACCCTTCTTGGAGTAGAGGCCAATGTTGCTCCACATCTTGCGGCGGGCGTGCTCGCCAGCGGTGATCACGAACTCAGCAGCCAGATAGATGGAGCCAGTGTCGAAAGACTCGGTGGCCCATCCACCATCCCAGCCTTGTTCAGGATCGTCGTAGCCGCCGGGCTTAAGGGTCATGCGCACCGGCACGAGGGTGCCTCGGGGGAGCAGGTCAAAGCTGTGCTGCTGTTCTGCGTCGTTGAAATCGTTCCAGGCGGACATGGTCTATTCCTGCGGAAGTTTGGTGGCGGCGGTCGGGCGGGAGAACTCGAGCCGTTCGGCGGCGGGACGGGCGGTGCTGGCGATCTTGTGCATCAGGCGCCCGAGGTGTGGTTCCTCAATCAGATCGAGGCGTCCGGAGCGGTCCTTGGCCGGATAGCCCCAGGGATTGAGCGTGCGGCAGACGAAGGCGCGGTAGCTGCCGCCGTCCTCGGCCTTGAGTTCGGCGAGCGTGACGACCTCATCGACGATGCCGGGCAACTCCAGCCCGGTCTTGGAGCCGTCGATCTGCAGCGAAAAGACGCGCCGGTTGAAGTCGTCCAACTTCTCGTCGAGAATGCCGACGAACCAGACGTTCTTGCCACGCGTGTGCTGCAGGTGGGTCAGCCACGCAATCATCTCCTGGCCCAACAGTCCATACGCGCCACGCGCATCGGGCTTGCCGGTCTTCTCCGAATAGGCCTGCGGCTGACCCTTGCACCACTGCAAGCACAGGCGCCCGGCCACGGTGATCGAGTCGACGAACACGGTCTGGTAGGCGGCGAGTTGCGCCGGGTCGCCGAAGCGCGCACAGACCGCGTCGTAGTGCGCCTGGCTGAACGGCTGGTCATCGCGCAGCGCCGGGTTGGCGCCGCCGATGAAGACCGCGAAGTCGCGGCATTCCGGCCAGGTACGCGGGCGGATGGTGTCGCCGGCCCAGCCCTCGACGGCCAGGTCGCCGGCCTCGAGATCGAAGAAGAGGGTCGTGCCCGCGTCGAGCGTCCACAACTGGGAGGTCTTGCCGAGTCCCGATTTGCCAACCAGCACGCCCTTGACGCCGCGTTTTTCGGCTAGGCGCGCGTCGGCGCTAACGATGGGAAGCGCCATTACGCCACCTCCTTGATCTGCGCCACGACTGCCGGATTCCACAGAATCTGATAGCCGCTGTGACCGTGGCGCGAATACGGCATGGCCTCGGCCCATTGCTGCCCAGCCTCGGTCAACTCCCACTCGTCGCGCTCGTTGCGCAGTTGCAGGCCGTGCCCGGCAAGCCGCAGGTTGGTCACCTTGGCCGACAGGCCGAGTGACTTGCCAAGCTGGGTCGCGTTCAGTGAGCAGATCGGAGCCTCGGCGACGGGCAGCGCGCGGCGCAGTGTCTCGATGGCAAGTCCGGTGTTCTCGTGGATGCAGGTGAGCGTCGCCGCCATTGCGATACCGACTTTGACGCCGGGCACTTTGGCCATTGCTTCGCCGATCAGCAGGATCGATGAGACGCGGTCCTGGGTTGGTGCGGGCAACGCAGCCACGGTGTTGGGCATCACGTAGCCGCCAGTCTTGCGGATGGCGGGCAAGACCTCGTGCGTGACCCAGCGCTTGAAGCGCTTGGCCTCCGGCTTGCGGCTGCCGAGCACGAGGCTGTAGAGGCCCGGCTCGTTGACGACGGTCATTTCCTGTTCGCCGCCAGGGGTGTGAATTGAATTCACCCCCTTTTCATCGGCGTCGAGCCGCTCCAAGGCTTTACGGTCAAGCGTCAGCGTGCCGAGCACATCGGCTGCGACGAACCATGGCTCGCCCTGGGCATCGGTGATCACGCGAACCTGCCGGCCCTCGAAATCGAACGGAATCAGTTGGGTGCTCATGGATCAGATCTCCGAAACGAGGGCCAGCCGGAACGACGCCTTGCCGGGCTTGACGGTGCGGGCGGCCTCGAACTGCGCGCGCAGTGCTGGCGGCCAGTTGTTGAAGCGGGATTCGGACACGCTGTACTCGACGTCGAGGTAGTCGTTGACGTTGTCGCCGGCGGCAGCGATGTGCCGGGCGATGGCGGCCAGTTGCGCCTGATCCCAGGACACCCGCTTCGGGCTATCGACGGTGACGCGCAGCGGGCCATCCGTCAGGTGCACGACGCCGAAGTCTTTGGCGGCTTCGCGGCGCGCGGCATGGGCCTGCTCGCCGTAGCACTGCTCAAGTGCGGCATCGAACTTGGCACGCGCCTTCTTGAGCCAATCCAGGGCCTCATCAAGATTGCGGCTGAGTTCCTGTTTTTGGGCTGACGACAGCGCGGCCAGTTGGCTGACCGACATCTCGGCGATGCCGGCGGGCATGAGGGTCGAATCGTTCATGACCGGCCCCTTTCAGCGCACCGCGCGCTCGGAGGTCGAGTCGTGCAGCGCACTGCGCTCGAACTCGATGACCGCGTCCACCGGATAGCCCACGCGCTTGGACAGCTTCAGGTAACGCGGACCGCGCCCTTCGCTGCGCCAGCGCTGCAGGGTCTTGGGGCTCACGCCCCAGCGCTGGGCGAGTTCGTTTTCGTTGAGCACCTGGCGCTCGCCGGGTGACAGGCTTGCGCTCACCTGCTGTGGCGAGTGGGGGATGGTGCTGACTGGTGTCCGCATGGAATGCTCCTGTGACGTTGTTGAGGAACAGGTGTCATTCCAGGCGATCAATAGCGAACCTTTAAGGGACGCAATTGCGAACCAAACGGAAACTTCAGGTTCGCCAATCGGCAGGCGCCCCAAAATGCAGACGGCGAGCCCGTGGCTCGCCGTCATCAAGAACATCAAACGCGGGGGACGTTCAGTCCTGGCTGAAGCCCAAATGCCGGCGCTGCTCGGCCCAGTCGCGCGGCAATGGCTCCTGGCGGCCCCGCAGCGTGTGCAGGTTCAGGTGCCGGGGCTGGCGACCCTCAAGGATCGACTCGACAATATCGGGGGCGAGCAGCGTCAGGCGCAGCACCTCGGCGGCCCACCCGGCATCCAGCTTCAAGGCGCGAGCTAGGTGGCTGACCGACGGATAGACGCCCTGCTCGATCAGCCGCGCCCAGTAAAATGCCTTGCCTAGCGTCTTGATCATCGGTGCGTCCAAGCCCCCTGCCTGCACATCGGAGGCAGGCGCGATCAGCAACTTGCGGCTCTGGCGGCGTTTGATGACCAGCGGCACCAGCGTGACCCGGCTGCCGCCGCTTGCGTAGCTGCGGCACTCCGCACCAAGTTCGATGCGCACGGCGCGCTGGCGAAGGTTCAGGATCGCGTCCGTCATACCAATACCTCCTGCGCCTGTTCGCGGCATTCTTCGACTAGCGGGTGTGCGGCAATGTCGGCGCCGAGCCCACGCCAGCCGTCCTCGCGCCAGACAATGTCCAGACCCTGCGCGTGCAACTGCACCCGCTCGATCAGCAAGCGCGCGATACGCTGCTGCTCGGCGGGGAACAGCTGCGCCCACACACAGCCGATGCGCTGCATGGCCACCACCACCTGCGCTTCATCGAGGGCGGCACCGGCAGGCTGCTGCTGGCAAGCGCGCCAGACCGCGATCAATACCTGCGGCTCCAGAAGCTGCACGTGAGATCG